TGGACAGGTTCTTGATGTTCTCATCGAACGCCCGCCGCGCCTCGTAGTTCACCTCGCGCTCCACCAGGGCGTTATCGTGCGTCGGCGTCCATGCGTCGCCGCCGTAGACCTTGTTCCTGCTGTCCGCTTGCGGATCAATGGTCCCGCGCGGGAAGATGGCGGAGTATTCGCCGTAGTTGGCGTGCCCCTCTTTTGCCTTCACGACGGCGATGGAAGGCGACGGCCACGCGCCGATGTCGAGCGTGCGTCGTAGCTTTTCCTCGGTCATATTGTGCATGGCGACGAGGGTTTTTGTCTCTTCAACCGGTGTCTCCATACTGAACTTCGACTTGACATTTTGCGTGTCGCGAGATAGACTATACTCAAGAGCATCCCCTCGCAGAGCGCCGCTGTTCGCAGTGGAAGAGCCGTTAATTTGGGGGATGCTTCTTTCTTGCATCTGCCCAATATTATAGATCATCTTACCGTCTGCGCTCTGCGCCGTCGATATCGTAACCTTGTAATATTTCCCGTCAAAGTCTTTGAAAAACGCCGTGCGATAATTCCAACCGCTACTTGCCATGTCTCCATGTCGACTGTTATGATCTACAACGTTCCTGTCCCCCTTGACAGAAACCTGCGCCAACTCGTCAATATGCGATGCTGCATTTACTTTTCGCTCAAATGCCGCCTCGCTCATAGTACGCCCATCGCTGGTGTGGTTGTCGCTCAGTTTCCCTGCCGAGGTCGCAGTCAGGACCAATTCGTCGCCATCCGCGCCGATAAGCTTAACGTCTTGTCCACGGCGGATTTTCCCGTTAATATAGTCTTCCAGTTGTTCGCTCCAACTCTGCGGGTCATTTCCAAAAATGACCTGTCTGTCGGCGCGGACATATTTTTTGCCATCGGCAGCTTCTTCAATGCTCGCCCTGCCATTTATTTTGCTTGGCGGCGCACGCGTGCTTTCCTGCGCAACGGTTTCGCTCTCCACCTTGATATGTGCAAGAAGAAACGCTGCCGCATCGCTGATCTCACTGTCGGCGAAAATGTTCATATCGCCGAGGCTGTCGCAAACCACCTCTTCCCAAATTTCCTGCGCCGTCATTTCGGTGCCGGCATAAGCGTCTGCATACGCCGTGCAGAGGGAGTCAACCTCACCGCCGGTAAAGGTCTTATCGATGCGCGTGCGTACCTCGTTCAAATCGACTTCGCCCTTTGCGATCATATCATGTCCGGCCTCATGCCGCATGATCTGGTACGACGTAAATTCCGGATGATCCGCACGGATAAATACGCGGTCACCTGAAACGTAGCCGCGCACCTGGAACGTTTTCCCGCTCTTGTCACGGAACGTCAGATTATTCCCGGCAAAGAACGTCACGCGCAGACCGCGCTCTTTGGCGAGGTCCTTCGCCTTGCGCATTTCCGCCGTCTCGTTCTTCACAAGATAGACGCTGTCATTGAATGCGCCTCTGCCGATGCCAAAGCTCGCAGTGCTTACTTTTTCTCCATAATCGAGCGCAGCTGCTTCGCTGTCTGCGAAGTGTCTCCCTTTCTTCCGGCTCTGATCTCGTCCTGTGCTTTCTTCCACGCCTCGTACTTCTCCGCGGGGATTCGCACCGTTATCCCGTTCGCTGCCGTCGCGTAAATGTACTGCTTCTCCATGTTCGGCTCCTTCCTGCTGCGCGTATTCTGCGCGCAGCTCGTTCATTGTCACCTCTCCTGTCTCGAGGGCAAGGCGGTTGTCAGTTACATACTTGTCAAAGCCGGTCGCCTGCGCCTCTGCGCCTGCGATCCGCTGCTTTGCTGCAATATAATCCGTGTTTGGGGCGACCGCCGTTCCATCAACAGCAGTGTACCCATTCGTCAGCATGTCGTCAAGAACGATCTCGAGCGTTTTCGCCGCTTTGACGTTCTCCTGCCCGTTATCGTTGATGATGCGCTGCGCTGCATCAATGATTTGCGTGCGCGTCAGGCCCTCGTCCATCGCCTTGCGCATGGCGGGTGTCTCGAATATCTGATTGCTTCGCTGGTATCCGTTTGCTGTCCGCTGCCGCGCGCCCTTCTGCTGTCCGCGTGAAAGGCTTATATCAGCGATACCGGCGATCTGCTCTGCCGCCGTACTGTAATAACCGTGCAGCTCGGGGTGGTCAAACTGGAAAGCGTTTACATTTCTGCTCGATACATTTTCCTTCGTGCGGCTGTCAATATGCTCGCCCGTTCCTGCCTCTTTCTTCGCGTCGTTCTGCCCTGCGACATAGCCTGCATAGGCCGTCTCATTCGTCGGGTTCGGGTTCGCCTTGCCCTCCACGCCCGCATTGTAGGCAGGGATAAAGTCCTTCACGTGCTCTGCTGTGTCCTTGCCCTCCTGATACGAGCCGCGAATCGCCTTGCGTCCGCTCTCGCCGAGGGAGTTATCAAAGCGCGCAAAGCGGTTTGCCGCCACTTCCACTCCGCCGCCAAGCCCGCCGAGGATACCGCCGACGAGGAAGTCGTTCAGAATTTCCGATGCTTCCAGCTCGCTATAGCTCCCACCAAGCGTCTTGCCGTTATAGATCATCTGCAAGGCAGGCTGAATGAGGTCTTCGATGGCCTCCTCGCCGCCTTCTTCCAGAAACGACAATGCGATCTTTCCCGCCGCGCTGCGGGTCAGATTCTGCGTTGCTCTTTCGATGACGTCATCAAGGAAGCCTTTGCCAAACATCTTCTTGAACGGCCCTGCCGCGTTGCCGATCTTCTCCGTTGCCACGCTCAGCGCGCCGGACGCAAAGCCATAGTTGACCTGCTGCTGATGCGTCGCGCCCGCGCGGCGGGCTTCCTGCGCGCTGCCGCCCGTGCTGCGTACAAACATCGCCGGGAGCGCGCTGCCGCCTGTCAGCAGGCCCAGCGCTGCGTCTGCGCCCATCTGCGCGCCTGCAACACCGACATCCACGGCAAGGCGGCCCGCTGCGCCGATATCTTTCTTGGCGCGCTCAATGTCTCTTGCACCGCTGTCGGACAGCTTGTCGGCAACAGAGTAGATGCCCTGCGCCGTCCGTTCGACCTCGCCGCCCTCGCCGTAAGCTTTCAGGTATGCAGCTTTCCGCGCTTCCAGTGCCGCAATGACATTTCGCGCAGTGTCGCGCTCGCTTTCGGTGCTCATAGGGTCTGCAAGCACGTCCCGCTGTGCCTTGATATCCTGATCCCACAGGGCAATTTCGGTATTTGCTTCCTCGCGTCGCTGCAATCCGCTGCCGGTCTGCGCCATACCAGCAAGGTTGACGAGCCCCGCGCCATAGGTTTTCGCCGCGCCCTTGACGGTATCGCCGACGCGCTGCGCGACCGTGGGGGCTTTTACCTCCTGCACGTGCTGTTCGAACGCTTCTTTGCTCTGGTAGTTCTTCGCGCCCTTCTTCTGTAAGGCCCCCTGCGCAAGATTATGCGCAAGGGCGCTTTGATTTTTTGGCGTAACGACGTTCTGCTGCATGGTCGGCTGCTGGCGGAACATCGGAGACGTTGCCTTCTTCTCCTGTGCTGTCATTTTTGGCGTAGAAACAGATCGATAATAAGTGTAAATCTGCTCCCGCTTGTCTTGCTTTACTCTCGCAGGCTTTTGCGCGGGTGCGTAGGAAGAGGGAGCGGGGCTGCTGACCGCAGCAGCCGCCCCACTTTTTTTCTGATACTCACGATATCCCTTGATAGAATCCAGCTTTTCCTTTTTGATCGGCATAATTTACCTCCGCTTATTCAAGCCATTCGTCCGGGTCATAGCCAAAGTGGCTGAACAGATATCGCGCCTCCTCATCCGTCAACTTGCCTTGATCTGCATACACCGCAATCGTGTTTGCAATGCCTGTATTGCTACCGGTCTGCGTCTTCATCTTCTCTAAGCTCGATAATATTCTCGAAGCGCTACTGCTGAGCCCTCCCCCGTCATCTCCACCGTTCTGACCTTCCAGCCAGTTTTCATAGTCGGAATAAAGCCCGCTCGAAGACGTAAAGCCGTACCTCTGGTAGTTAGCCTTCTGCGCAAGCCAGCTCTTGGGGTTCCCGCTCGCCTGTGCTGCAGCAAACAGGCCTTCGTAGTCCATCGCTCCGCCGGTAGCTCCGCTACGTGTCCCGCCACCGGAAGTCCGGCGAGAGCTACCGCCGCTTGCCTTCCCCGCCGCTGCCTGCGCGGCCTGCTGCAATTTATACTGCCATTCCGCATTATAGCGTGCGTCCTCGATGGCGTCGCGTTCCTTTTGGTAATCATAGTTGAGCTTGTCCTGCTGCTTCTGATACGCCAGCGCATCCGCCGTCTGCTGGTCGCCCACCTGATCGCGTGCAAGCTGGTAGAGGTAATTGCGGTCAGTCAGCCAGCGGTTGTAGTTGCTGTCCTCAAGGCCGATGAGCGTATTCAGGTCGGCGCGGTCAGCATTCAAGCCGTCCTGATACATGCTATAGGCAAGCTGCTGTAATTCGGGAATCTTGTCCGTCATCTGGCTCATCTGGTAGTCGCTCGCCTGTTGGCTCGCTGCCACCGCCGCCGTGGACGGCATCCCGCCCGTCATCACTGCCGCCTTGCCGAGCACATCCTCAGCGCTGCGGTCTGCCTCGCGCGTGTACTGCTTGCGATACTGCTGATAGAGCGGGTCACTCGCCGCGTCGTAGGAAAACGGCGTGCGGTTCAGCAGCGCGTCGAGCTTTGCGCTGATCTGTCCGCTCTGATCGTAGTTGTAGTTGCTGTCGCCCAGCTTATCGAGCCAGCTCGTGTCAGCCTTTGCAGGGCTCGCGCCCGTGCCGAGTTTGATGTACTCGCTGCCGTCCACGCCGCCGGAATAGTCGTACTTCGCACGAATTTTCTCCGCCGCGTCGTGCGCCGCCTGCTGGCCCGCCTTGTCTCCCTCGGCATATGCCTTGTTGTAGGCTTCGGTATACTGCCGGATGAGATCAAGGTCGCCCGAATCGTTTATGAGCGTCAGGTCTGTATTCTTGTGTTTGAAATTGTCTGCCATTGTCCCCTCACTTTCTGCCGCCCGTCACGTATTCGTACTCGAGCGCATAGAGCCGGTATTCTCCTGTGGCTTTGATTTTTAATCTAAAGTGGTCGCAGCGGCGGATCGGGCAGTTGAGCGTGAAAACGTCTTTCTCCTGCGCCCCGCAGCGGTCGACTTCTTCCCACGCACCGCCGTCGAACTTGACAAGGAACACGACCGTTGCGCCCTTCTCGCATTCCAGCCGCGCCCGCACGCGCTGCACGTGCTTTGCGTCGAACGAGCCGCCGTCATAGTCGGCAAACTCCGCCTCGCTAATAACAGCGCCCTCACGCGTTGCGCCGGTCGGGATATCTGCTGGATTCCCAAGCAGCACGCACCCGCCATCCACTAAGGCCATGATACCGCCCGAATAGGCCATTTGCACCACGGCAAGAGTATCTTCCTTATGCCACACGCCGTTCTCACTGCTGTAGCAGTACAGCGCCGCCTTGCCATCCTCTTTCAGGCTCACGTAGTAGTTGAGGCCGTCGCTTCCTCCCACCGCGTCGGAGAAGCGCACATCGTCGCCCAGCGCGCGGGAGATGCAACGCGGCATGCCGCCGCTGTACGCCATGATGCCGACCTTTGAAAGGTAATAGAGCGTTTCACCCGCAACGGCGAGGCTCTTGTGGCTGCCCTTCATCACGCCGAGCACCGCACTTGACATGAGTTGGAAGTTTGTCGGAATCGTGCCGTACATCTTGAATATTTTGTCTTCTTTGAAAAAGCACGGGTAGCCAAGGTAGCTCACGCACGCCGTAAACGCCCCCGCCGTGCCGCTTTCCACGTTGAACGAGCTTGTGGCCAGATTCTCAAAAACGTTCCAGTTATAGGGGTCACCAAGTTTGCTTGCATAGATGCTGTCACCCTTGCAGCCCCATACGCGGTTTTCGTTCGTGCAGACAAAGTCCATGTCGGGGACGGTGCGCTTGAGCGTCACCGTCCCGGTCTCCGTGATGCTCGTCTGACCGTCCGGCAGCCGAAATGTATTCTCATAAAATCGCAGTGTCTTTTTGTCCGCGCTGATCTCTCGAATGATGGGCGTGCGGTTGTTGTACGGCATCTTCGTGCAGCCCGAGATCGTCACCGCGTCGCCCACATTGAACGGGAACGCCGCGCCGGCCGTTGTGATGCTGTTTGCCGCCGCCTTTTCGTCGGCATACGTGCCATTCCCGAATTTCAGCCCCGCCGCGACGTAGCTCTCCTCCATCGGCTTGATCGTGCCGTCCTTTTCGCACACGATCTTGTCGGGGAAGATGAGCACGCGTTCTCCCAGTGCACAGAAAGTCTTTTCGCTGTCTGCGACCGTCGTCTTCTCTTCGCCGTTGACGTAGAGATTTGTTCCGTATACCTCGTAGAGCTTGCCTGCGCTGAAAATGCCGTTCGCCTTACCCATATTCTTGCGGACGGTATAGCGCCGCGCACGGGGGGCAAGAAGCGGGAAGTATCGCGCCGACAGGTTTTTCATGTCGTAGAGCTCGCCGCCCGCCGCGCCAAATGTGTGGTTGATGCCGCCGAATTTCTCCTGCTGCACGCGCCGGTTCGTATATGCCGTGATCTCAGGCAGTCTCATCTTTCACCGCTCCTTTTGCTTCGTCCGGCGTATCGCCTTTTTCTCCCGCCGGGGCTTCCGTGCCGTCGCATATCATTGCGATATTGCGAAGCGACTGGCGCACCGCTGCCACCACATCGACGGCATCGCCGTTGACGTTCAAAATGCCGATCAGGCGCATCGCGTGCGCTGCTTCCTGCTTGATCTTCTCATTCATGCTGATTCCTCCAATCGTTTCAACCGTTCTTCCTGCTCGCGTACCTTCGCCCACAGGATCGGAATGAATTCGCTGTACCGCAGGAAATACGTTTCGTTGCCGTCCTCGCGTTTGGCAGCGGCCCAGCCCGCGAATTCCTTCGATTCAATGCCGCACGCGCGCATGGCGTCCTCGACCTCCTGCGCGATGAATCCCGTGTGGAAGCGTCCGCTCGTGCCGCTGTTCAGCTTGTAGCGCTTCGGCTCGACGAGCTCAAGCATGCGCACGTACTTCTCCGGCAGCGCCTCGATGCTGTTCTTGATGTTCCGGTCGGACCCGTTCAACTCGTTCGTGCTGCAATAGATCGCGTCCCAGACGAAATTCCGGCTGCCGAGATTATAGAGCGCGTCCGAGTTCGGTATGACGTCTCCCTTAATCTGCACTTCTTCGGAATTTCCGTCCACCTCGATAGAGGCGTGATACTTGTTACTTCGGTCCCACCCAGAGGCGATAAACAGGCTGCCGTCTTCCGCGAACAGCTCCATTGCGCTGGAACTGATGTCGAGCTTGTAGTCGGATGACGAAGCATAAGTCGTTTGTATTGTGCCGCATTCGTTGTCGTCATCGTCTACGATGCTGATGCTTCCGCCGCGTAGCTTTGTCGCCGTCAGCGTGCCATAGATGTTCACCGCGTCCACGTAGAGGTCGATGGATCCCGTGCTCGCAATCTGTGCACCGTTGTAATTGAGCTTGAAGATCGTGCCGTTCTCGCCGCTCGTTACGGCCAGCGTGAAGCCCTGGGCGCTCTGGTCAAAAATGCTCTGCGCCTGCGTCGCATCGATCTTGGTTCTCACCGTCGCGCGGATGCCGTTCACGTCGGTCTTGATGTTAGTGATCGCGCCGTCGAGGTTTGAAACACTTACCTGCAAGCCCTTTGCCGTTGTGTCAAGCTGCGTGATGTCCCCCTCTGCATTGCTAAGTCGAGCATCTAATCCTTTTGCTGTAATGGAAATTTCATTTACATTCTTGTCCGTATCCTCAATCTTGGCGTAGATAGGCTCGTTGATGTTCTTGATGAACTCGATCAGCGCGTCTTGATTTAGGTTGCTTTCATCCAGATTGAACAGCGTATACCGCAGCTGTTCCAGAAGCACGAAGAGGTAGTCATAGACCCCGTTGATCTGCTCCTGCGTGGTCTTTCCTTCCCCGTTCGGGAAGGTCGTCTCCACCAGCTGAAATGTCGTCGGCACTTGTCATCACACCTTCCAGTTGCCCTTGCTTTCTTTGCGGTTTTCGCGCCGCCACCACGCCATAGCATCGGCCACCGCCTCGTTGGCAATGGCATGGTCATTGGCATATAGCGCGCTGTCCTGATTGTAGGCGTCGAGCTGCGCTGCCAAATACAGGTGGTAGCACTCGTTGTGCCCGTCCGGCAGCAGCAATTCCATGTCCTCGACGCTCGCGGTGTCATCCTCCACGTTCACCTTGAGGGTGGGGGCTTCCGCCCCCATCATCTCAGCGATTCGGTGCTCAAGCACCATGAGGATTTCCGCCTTGCGCGGCGTGCTCAATTTGTTAGGCCGCAGCGCGTCCGCGTCACGGATAGCTTTCAGCATTTTCATACATTAGACCTCCGTGAAATACTGTCCCGCCAGCTCATGCGGCAAATACTGCAAGACGATCTTCCCGCCCGCGGCCTCGCCGATACGCTCGCACTTGTACGTCTTGCCGTCCTCGCCGTCGAGGTAATACTTGCCGTACTCATATTCCATGCCTCGCGCTGCGGGGATGGGGTCATCCTGCGTGCCTGCGTGCTCGGCGTCGATGACCGCCCAGAGATTCGGCGTCTTGTCCGGCGTCCAGTCGGCCTGCGAGGTATGCGCCTGACGGCACTTGCACACCTTGCCGCCGTAGCTTCTGCGGTCGCCCTCAGCGTAATCAACGGGGTACGCCCATGCTGTAATGAGTTCCGGCACGCTTGCCGCCTCGCCGTCGCTCAGGCTGACTGCTGCCTGCTCGATAATGGGGCGCAGCTCCACCGCGCGGGCATATGTGACCGGTTCCCCCGCAAGGGCTGTGACGGTCGCTTTGGCGCTTTCGGTTTCCGTAGGCTTGCCCATCTTGATACTCACCGTGCCGTCGCGGTGGTCGGTGATGGCCCCGCTCAGGCTGTAATCGCTCATGTCCTCCTCAGTCACGACCTCCTCGGTCTGGCCCGTGGGGTTGCGGTCAGCATCCAGCACGTTCTTTGTTTCGCGGAAGACGTTGCTCCACGGCGTTCCCGAGAGCAGCAGCGCCGCCGCCTGCGCGTAAGGCATGGTGAGATGCACCGTCTGCGTCTCGCGCATGTCCCAGTTTCTATCCTTGTAGTTGTAGATGCACGTGGCAGGATACTCCTGCCCGTTCACTTTGATAAATTCTGCCATGTTGGCCTCCTTTGTTGTAAAGGTTTTATGCTTTGGGGATTGCGATGTAGTAGTATCTGTCACCATCAAAGTTTAGCCCGGCATAATACCATTTTCTATTGCCGTATGAATTTTCTTCCTTCACGATAAATCCGGTTCCGTCGAAACTGATGTACCTAAGAGATGACATTTCCGGTGTGAATAATTCTGTATGATCAAAAGTTGTGTCTCCAGCGGTAGACTTAATTCCGCCAAGAATTACTGCGCCGACAGTGAAGTTGCACTCAATTCTCTGCTCGAACATTCCCTCTTGGTCTGTTGGCGCATTGCCTACATACGTCCCGACCACAGCGCCACCGCCGCCCGCAGCGGCCATGACATTCGGATTGAAAATCATGCCGCCACCTCCTTAGGAGTCAGGCGTCGACTGCTCGTAAAACCTGCAAGTTCTTGGAGTAACTTAGCCTTATTGCGTTGGTTGGATACTTTTCGCTCGATACTTGCAACGCGAAGATGGTCCCAGCATCTACCAAAATTGGGCCGCTTGTACCGTTGTTCGTTACACATTTCCCATTTTGCATGTACCAGCAGGCAGTAACATATCCGAATCCGCTTACTGACACTTGCTTTGGCGCGCTTCCTCCTCCATACCTCACGGGGTTGACGATCATACGCCCACCCCGCATTCCAGTGAGTCAGAATATATATATATATATATCTGAGGGCTTTTCGGATGTTGTTCATGTGTTGCTCCTTTCTCATAGCGGCGTAGCGTTGGCTTGCAGCCACGTCAAGAGGGTTCCGGTTGGTTCTTCTTCGAAGGTGATGGTGCGGTAGATATCCCTGTTCCATCTGCTGTTGAGGTACGCTATGTCGTACTTGGTTGTGGAGGTACCATAATGTATCATCGCTACTCTGGATGTGCTTGATGTTCCGGTCGCTTGGACATATAACATTGTGTAGCTGGTTCTGCCCGCATTAAATTTAACATAAAGGCGTGTTTCCCTTCTCCCGCCGATTGCTCCGTAAATGTTTTCGTTGAAATACCACGTCAGTCGCTTCTTCTGCCGCCGTCTCGGCCTGTTAAAAATCATCCCGCTCACCCCTTATAGCTCAGTGTGATGACCGTCACATAGACCTCGATGGCGCTCGTCGGGACTTCGCTGCACTGGAACGTCAGGGAATTTGCAGCCTGCGCCACGCACAGAAGGCCGCAGCTGTTCCACGCGCTGTCATAGCTCGTGTCGACCGGCGCGGGATAGATGCACTGCGCCGTCGTGTCGGCGAGAATGCCGCTGACGGTCACGCTCTGCTGCTTGGTCGTGCTGTCCCAGCCCGCCGTGGTCAGCGTAACTTTGCGCATGATGACGGGCGAGGCATAGTCCGTGTCTTTCGTCGCGGCCACAATCCCGCCTGAGCCGTTGCCCTTGAGGAGAGCGGTGGTGGAGGGGATATTGACGGGGCCTGCGGGGCCCTGCGGGCCGGCCGCACCGGTCTCGCCTTTCTCGCCCTGCTCGCCCTTTTCGCCCTGGTCTCCCTTGGGGCCTTTGATGTTGACCGTCGCGGGATTCGCAAGCCCGCCGTCGTTCGACCAGCTCAGGTCTCCCGCCGCGGACACAGCAGGGGTAAAGGTCGCGCCCTTTGCGCCGTCCGCGCCCTTCGCGCCATCCGCGCCGGCAGGGCCTCGCGGACCCGTCAGGCCTTGCGGACCGATTTCGCCTTGCGGACCAGTCTTGCCCTGCGGGCCCTGCTCTCCCTGCGGTCCCCTTGGCCCCTCTGGGCCGGTATCTCCCTTCGCGCCGTCAGCACCGGCAGGCCCCCGTGCGCCCGTGTCGCCCTTCGGGCCCTTGAGGTTCACGGTCTGCGGATTCGCCTTGCCGCCGTCGTTCGTCCACGACAGGTCGCCGTCGTCGCTCATGCTCGGCGTGAACGTCACGCCGTCCTTGCCGGCGGCACCGTCTGCGCCTTTCGCACCATCCTTGCCCGGGGCTCCATCCGCACCGGCAGGGCCTTGAGGGCCGGTCTCGCCGGGATCGCCTTTCGGACCCTGCGGACCCTCGGGCCCCGTGTCACCCTTCGCGCCCTGCAAGGGGCCGTTGTTGATGAACTCGCCGGTAATACCGTCGAAAATGTAGATGTCATAGGGCTCTGCCGTGCCCACGCCGTAAGCATCGCCCGCCGCTGCGGTCGCTTTCTGCGCGGCGTCCAGCGCAGCCTTTGTGCCGTAGTAGCCCAGCACCTTGAAGCCGCTGCCGGTCTCCCCCTTGGGGCCTGCGGGGCCCTGTTCGCCTTGCGGGCCGGTCTGTCCCTGCGGGCCCTGTTCGCCCTGCGGGCCGCGCGGACCTTCGGGGCCGGTCGGTCCGGTCGCGCCGGTGTCACCTTTCTCTCCTTGGGGGCCGGTATCGCCCTTGTCGCCTTTCAGCGCGGTGAGCTGCGCCGCCGTAAAGTCGGAATAGGTAAAGGCATCGCCCTTGTCTCCCTTTGCACCCTGCGGGCCAGCGGGGCCGGTCTCGCCTTGAATGCCCTGCTCCCCCTGCGGGCCGCGCGGGCCGGTTTCACCTTTGGGGCCCTGCGGACCCGTTGCGCCGGTATCGCCCTTCTCGCCTTTTGGGCCCTGTGCACCGGTCGCGCCGGTGTCGCCTTTGGGACCGGTCGCGCCAGTGTCGCCCTTAGGTCCCTGTTCTCCGGTATCACCCTTCGGGCCAACTTCTCCCTGCGGGCCCGTCGCAGGAACGCCGGTATCGGCAAAGGCTCCCGCCGCCGCATCCCACTTGAACCAGTTTCCCGTGGTCTCGTCGACGTATGGCATCTTGGATACCGCCGTCTCCGCATCCGCCGCCGCCTGCAAAACCTCATCGACCCAGCTTTGATAGGCCGGAGGCGGTGTCTCGCCGCTGTCTTCCAGCGTTTCGCGCACGCGTGTTTTATATATCTGGCTCTTCACAATGGTATCGCCCACGGTATAGCGCAGCTCTGCCGCGCCCTCACCGGCCACCGCCGTATCAACACTCGATACCCGCCACACGAGCGCGCCGTCCTCTTCTGTCACCGTCACGGGATACGGCTGCGCATCGCCGTTTCGCTGCACGATCAGGCTCGCCACGCCCTCGCCATAGCCCTCGCGCCACTTTTCCAGCACGTTAAAGACGACCTTGCGTGCCTGATTCTCCCCCCTGCGCCCGAGCTTGATCTCTTCGAGCGCGTAAGCATTTTCAATAACCATGTTGTCACCTCTCTTATGGAAAACGGCGCAGCAAGAGCGACTTTTTCGTCCCTTGCTGCGCCGTGTCGCAACTCATTTTTCGTGTCTCGCGGTCGTATTCACTTACGCGTTGTGGGCCTTCGCGCTCTCAACGTAGTCGCTGCTCATCGTCTGGATGAGATTTGCGGTCGACGCGTCCTGTCTCATCTGGTTCTGGATGGCCCACAGGAACTTTCTCTTGACCTGCACGGTCACGCCGCGCTGGATCAGGCAGCTTTCGCCGTTCACGCACACCAGCAGGTCATCCTTATACTTGCCGCTGTCCTTGAACAGGCGGACGCTGACGTACTCCTCGCCCGCGGGGGCGGCGTTCACAGCCGCAACGGCGTTCTTTGCTTCGCTCATCGGTCTTTCCTCCGTTTCAGTGTCGGGGGCGGCGTTCACAGCCGTCCCCTTGGTGGTTAGGTCAGCGGGGTCTCATCGAACGTGGAAGTCGTTTCCACGCGAATCATATACGCCTCAACCAGACGTTCGGCGACCTTGGTTGCCTTCCAGCCGACAGTTGCACGCTGGTTCAGCGGGTCAGCCGTACCGGCAGAGCCGAGCGGCTTGACGATGTGCTCAAGACCGCCGCCGGTCAGTTCGGTCGTGCCGTAAGCCTCCGCGCCCATGATGAGGGTGGAGTAGACGTTGCGGCCCTTCGCACCGGCTTCGCCCGGATAGATGGCGGTCGACGCCGTCGGGGTGGTAGCAGGCGCTTCTTTCAGCGTGATCGTCGCGCTGCCAGCAGCCGCGGCCGAGGCGCTCTCGATCTCAAGGAGCGCACCATCGATGACGACTTCACGGCCAGCCAGCTTTGCGGCGTCAGCAGTGGTGATGGCCTCGTTTACGGTCAGGACCTTGCCGGATGCGCTCTTGACGGTCAGGTCGCGTGCGGCCTCGGTCAGGTCGTCCGCATGGAACACCTTCGCTTCGGTCGTCTCGATGAAGCGGACGCCCGCGATCTTGCCGATCTCGTCGTCATAAATGTTGCTGGTGTCCTTGTACTCGTGCGGGCGCTTCCAGTCAGGGTCATCCTGAATGTCGTAGGAACAGTCAGGGTGAATGATGGCCCAGTAGGAGCCCTCATAGCGCGGAGCGTTCATGGTTTTCAGGAAGCGAACCGCCTTGCGGACGGCGCGAACCGTGAAATAGTGGTTGCCCGTGGCCTCGCCGCCAACGAGCAGATGGCGGCCCGTCACCTGACCCTCGCCGTACTGGACGTTAGAGCCGCCGTTGATGACCTCGCGGGTGATGGTGTCGAGCGTGCGGCCCGCCTGAGAGCCGAGCAGCACCGTCGCTTCCTGCAGGTTGTTGTCGATGGCGGTCAGGTCGAGAATATCGGAAATCTCGACGAAGTCGCCGTACTGGTCGACCTGCGCGGTCAGCGTGGTCATGGACAGCTTGCGGCCCTTGGGCGTAACGCCTTCGGTGATGGGCGTCAATGCCTTGGGCAGCGGATCATACTTGCGGAACTCGATCTCCTTGCCCTTGCCCTTGGGGATGTTTCGCTTCTGCGCGAAGCGGTCATGCACCAGCTCGGGTTCGGCGTTGTCAATCAGGGTGTCGCAGTAGTAGGTCTTCATCTCGCCCGAGAGACCGGCATCGGTCGTCACGTTCGTCTGGCCCTCAAACAGGCTCAGAATGACGGGCAGAATGAAAATGTCTTTGAACTTCTTCATAGAGTTTTGTCTCCCTTCTTGCAGTCGGTAAATTTAGGCGGGCATCAGAATACGATGCGCTCGCCGCGCCGAACGCGCCTTGCGATCTCTGCGCGGTCGGCCTTCGTGAATTTGCTCGGGTCACTCTTGACAATGACCCCCGGCTGGGAAGTGGTTCCATTCTCGTTTGGGCGCATTCCTTTCGCGCGGACGTTGTCCATCACGCGCTTTTCCATCTCCGCCGCAGCTTTCGCCGCGCTACGAGCCTGAATGTCGCCTAAATGGGATACCTCGTAAGCGTCTTTTACAGGGACGCCCGCACGCAGCATCGCAATGAAACGCGGATTCTCCGCGACTTCGCGCTTGAGGTCGAAGTCAGGGTACTCGCCCGGCGCGTCCGCCGTGCCGACCAGCTCACTCGCCTGACGAATCCAGTCGTTATAAGTCTCGTCGGCTTTCTGCTGGCGCTGTCTGTCTTCTTCTTGGCGTTTGAGCGCTTCGTTTTCCTGCTGCATCCGCGCATACTCGCGGTACTGTTCCACGCTCATGCCCATACTCTCCGCTTCCGCGTTGTAGAGCACGCTGTTGAGCGCCGCATCGCCCTCAAAAGCCGCACGAAGCTTACTCATATCGCCGTCCGACACGCCATAATGGCGCATCAGTGTGTCGATAATGGGCTGCGAATCGGCGATTTTCTGGTCTTTGGCCTTCTCTTCACCGAATCTGCGGTTGATGATGCGCTGCGTCTCCGCAGTGTACACGTCCTTGTACTTGCCGTTTACGAGGTCAAGGAACTCCTTTTTCAGGTCTTCCCCGCCTTTTTCCGCAGCCCCGGCGTCGTGCTGCTGCATCTTCACGCCCTCGCCTTTCGGCTCGCCAGAAGAGGCTCCCGTATCATCAGGTGTCTCCTGCTTGCCGAACACGACGTTGGCGTATTCGCCCGTTTTGCCCTTCCGGGTGGGAGAAGAGCTTGCATTCGTGGTCTCGCCCTGTGTGCTCACGCCTCCCTCAGCGCCGCCCGATGCACCGGCAGCGGCCCCCGCAGCGGCAGCGCCGCCGTCAAAGAGGCTCAGGATCACGCGAAGCGTGGTTTTGAGGTTCATGGTATCCCTCCTGCTTGTCAAATCGCGGATATTCGGCCCTCCGTGTAGGCCGTGCAGCGCTTCCCATTGCCCGCAGGGGAGGGGGAGAGCGGCGAAAAGATGAAGAAAAACGCCGACCCTCCCTCGCGGGCGAATGAATAGGAGGAAGCCACTCGCACGCCTAAAGCGTAACATGCGGCTTCCTCCGTCTCACCACGGGTGAGAAAAAATTTTTAATTTTCTTCGATGCACTCGTAAATCGCGTCCGGCCTCGTGGCCTCAAGCTGCTTGAGCCCGATGCAGGCCGCAATAAATGCCGCCTCGATGCGCTCATCGCCGCCGCAGTGGATGAGGAAGCGCGGCGCACCCTCGTCTATCTCAAAGCCATAGACCTCGCACTCTCCATCGGCTTCCATGTTCTTTACATAGCCACCGAAAGCGTACATCACGCCAGTGATGTAGTTGCAGCATTTCTCGTCCGCCGAATGGCCTTCGCACAGGATCATGTAGCGACCGATCTCGTGCTCGATGTGAACCATCGTCATGCGCTTACACCCCCGGCATCGCCGCACTGCTGCCCGTGTCCATGTTCGGCTTAGACTGTTCGGCAAGCTTCTGCATGTACGGCGTCTGCGCGCTCTGCGCGTCGGCGTTCTTGCTCTCAATTCCGCCGCTGCCGCTCTTACGTGTCGAGCCACCGCTCTGCGTGCCGCCCGCCATTCCGATGCCCATGTCCTGTCCCGTAAGCTGCTGGATGACCGCGAGCGCCTTTTGCAGTTGATCGCTCTGCTGCTGCACGACGTTGTAGAGCGTCGCGCCCTCGTTGACCTGGCTTTTGATCTTGTCGATTCCTTCGAAGTCCATCATGTCGAGCGCAATCATGCTTTCCTGCGCCCTGTCTGGGGAGAAGAATCCCAGCGAATACAGCTCTTTCGCCCGCTCGTTCTGTTCTGCGCGGGAGAATGGATTCTTCTTCTGCGCCTTGATCTTGATGTCAAAGACCGGTCTGCGGAACAGGTCATTGCCGAGGCTGTCCACGCCCGTCACCTGATCGCCAAGCTCGTTCACGCCGATCTGCGCATACTCGTAGGGCATTTCATTCGTGATGCGGAAAGTGCGCGCTGCGTCGTAGAACTGCCGCATGCGCTCGATGCACAGCTTCACGATTTTCGCCTGCGCGCGGTAGCACGCCGAAATCATATCGCGGCTCGCCTTGTTGCCCGCCTCCTGCAGTGCAGAAATAGCCGCCGCAGCCGTTGCACCGCTGGATGTGCCGCCATTGGACACGTCGCGGTTTGAGCTCGTTTCCTTCATCTCGTCGATCTTCATCTGTACGATATTCGCGTAGATGGAATCGAGCGGGCGCGTCGTTACCTCGCGGAGCCTGCTCTCGTCGATCTGTCCGGACACGTGGATGATCGGCTTGCGCCAGTCAAGGAACTCTTCTTCGTTGATGTTCAGGCTTTCACTCGCGAAATACCGGCGCTTGCTGCCCATCATTGAAGTTTCGAGGATGTTGCCCCACAGCTTGTCGATGTAGAGCTGCGGGTCCTTTGCAATGGCCGTATATCCAAATCCCGCAGGTGTGCCCTTTTCGGGAAACAGCACGTCGAACACGAACGGGTATTCGCCATCTTCGTAGAAGCCGCCATCCGCATATTCGGGGTCATTTTCGCTGGCGTAGATGATATGCTCCTCGTCGATGAACTTCGCGTAGTGCAGTACCGTTCGCCCGTCTGCGGTCCTCTTGCGGTAATACCAGTCGATCACGGCGACCTTGTTGCTCGTGTCCACCGTATCGTCGTACTCGTATTTTGCCGTTTCAATGCTGCTGCCGCTGAGCTTATCCGCAAACTGCGGGTATTCGTCCTCGATGATGTCGCGGTCGACGAGCGCCACCGTAAACACGTTGCGGCTCTTCTGGATGTCCTCAACCCCCGGCTCCCAGAAGATATTCAGCGGGTCAATGCCCTCGATAGCGATGTCTCCGAGCCCGTTGTCTTTCTCTTTGTCCCAGAACACGCCGTAGATCGCCACACCGTGTTTGAGCTTTTCCCACCACTCGAAGCTGTATGTGCTGTCAAATTCGTTGTATTCCATGATAACCGGCAGCACGGACGAGAGCGTCTGCGCGCTTTCCTCGTCGCTCTGTTCGCGAGGCAGGCATACGGGCTCGGGGTAGTTGTCCATCGCGTCGGCGTGCTTATTCATGATCGAGTTAAACAGCCATGCACTCGCAGGCTCGGGCGATTCCCCCGCATCTTTCGCCCCGCGTCGGATATCCTCCCAATGCCGCAGCTTCCACCAGCGCTCCTCGCTGATGATGCGATTCTCGAAGTTGCTCTTGCCCTGCTTGTACTTTTGCAGCGTTTCTACGGCATCACCGATCTCCTTGCTGCCGATGGCTGCGCCGCTGCTCATCGCCGCGTCGCTGTCGCGGAATGCGCCTACAAGCGGTGCTTCTGCCTTTGCATCCAACATCGCAGCAGCACCAGCCGCGTCGGCCTGCTGCTGCGTCTGCGGGAATTTTCTCGTCCCTGCCATGTCTTCCCCTCCTGTCAGTTGTGTTGGAACCACGCATATCTGTCGTAGCTCGGCGTATTGATGTCCAGCGGGTCGTACAAGACCGGCTTCGGCGGCTTATTTACCCGTGCCGCAATGGGATTCTCCATGCACACATAACGTGTCATGTCGTAGATATGATCCTCCTGCTCGGTGTTCACGTCCTCAACGTCCTTTTCGTCGTAAACGAGGTTTGGCACCGTGCGAATGAAATTTTTGCACGTATCGAAGATATACAGCATCGGAACGCCGTTCTCATCAAACGCGAATCGGTTGTGCAGCTGCATTTTGCCGTCGATGCGGGCGTTATCCCCCTTCTCGAAGTATACACGCTCGCGCTCAAAGAGCGAGCCGATGCTCTCTGTGCCCTGCGTCCCCCAAATGGCGGGATCGCCCACACGGAAGATGTGCCGCCCCTTGAGATTTGGGTCTTCTGCCTCAATGCGCTTCATCTCGCGGGCAACCGCCGTCGGCTCCATCTTCACGCCCTCGTTCGGCGTGCCCGTGCAGCCGTAATATTCCCGGATGTGGTAGAGCCTCCTGTCTTGGTCGACCGCAAACCAGCCGATGGCAAACGGCCTTGAATAGCCCCAGTCCATTGCGCACCAGATCGGCCACTCCTTCGGCACATGAAACGGCGCGATGACGTGCGTATGGATGCGGTCGCGGTAGTGTTCGCTGTCATTGCGCCACTCGGTAAACACCTGCCCGGAGAACGTGTCCCAGTCACCGTAGAGCAGTGCGTTCTTTTCCGCCTCCGGCATCGACGCAAGGCGCGTCAAATAGCTGTCGTCGTTTTTCAGCAGTATCTTATTGTCGAATACCGTGCTCGGCACGAAGATGCGGCTCTTCTGCCGATACTCTTCGTGCCCATCCGGAAAGCGCACGACTGCATCCTCGCGGATGGTCCTCATCGGCGGCGCTGCCGTGATGAAACGTTCCTTGACCCATCCGTGCCCCACACCGCCGGGGTTCGCCGTGCTGCGGATGTATACGCGCGTCCCCGGACCGTTCGGTCGGTTGCGGGAAAAGAGGTAGCTATATTCCTCCCACGTAAAGTGGGTCAGCTCGTCGAATGCGATAAAGTCATACGCCTGTCCTTGATACTTGATCTTGTCCTTTGCGTACTGCATCGAGCCGAAGAGTATTTTCGCCCCGCTCGGGAATGTCCACGTGTGGCTGCTGCCGTTGTAGCGCGCGCCCGGATAGATGCGCGGGTAGTAGTTCAGCGTCTTGTCAATGAGCTCGGCAAGCTGCGGGAAGGTCTTTCGCAGGATAATCGCCTTGTAATACGGGATATCCACCTGCCGCAATGCCTCGATGACCAACGCATCGGATTTTCCCCCGCCTAACCGGCTGCGCCGCCGTATAGAGCCTCGTCCTCCCATCGGCTCATAAAGAGCGCCTGCTTGGGCTGCGGCTTCCATACCACGCTACGCTTCGCCATTCGCATCACCTCCCGCGTCCTGCGGAACAGGCATTACCGCGGGCAGCTCTGCCACACCGCACGCGCTCTCTCCGCTGTCGTCCTTCTTCTCGTCATTTATCCAGCGGAAATTGTATCTCAGGCTGAATTCCGCACCACGCTGACCGTCTCGGTCGAAGAGCCGTTCCTCTGCGTAAGCCTCGATGCGGGCCTTCGCGCGCGTAACCGTGTCAACGAATTCTTTCTTTGCCTGATAGTTCAGCAGCGCTTGACGGCTTGTAAATCCAAGCGCGAGCGCCAGCCCCGTCACCGTCGGTGGGCGCTGATGAATGATAAACGGCTGCCCGAATTTGTCGAGAATCGGCATCCCGTCGTCCCCTATGATCGGCTCGCCCTTGCAATCCTCAAAGTATCGGTCAATGACGGCCTGCATTTCTTCGACCGTCGCATATTTGGGAGGATGCCCAGTTTTCGCCATGCCGCCACCGCCTTTCTTTTTTATGCTGCAAGCCCCCCGTCCTCGGCCTTATCGCGCAGCATTCTTATCCCCGCTCGGGGAACCGAGCTTCCTATTTCCGACGGTAACACGCCATCTTTTATTTCTCACCACGGGTGCAGAAACTTTCTCTTTCCTTTCTGCGCTCTCCCCTGTATAGTTACATACATACAACATAGATACATTCTGCATATAGCACCCTCTCCCGAAAGAAAAGAAATATAAAAGAAAAGAAAGGGGTTCTCCCTCACGGCAAAAAGAGAAGCAGGGCTTTCGCCCCGCCTCTTCTTATGCCATTTTGAGCTTTCTCTTCACCCACGCCCACAGGTTGCGCCACGGGTGGGATTCTGCGTAATTGGCGCGCCCAAGCTCAAAAGCGGCTCTATGCGTCATTTTAGTTACGTCATTCCGCAGCGCGTTCTTTTCAGCGACAGAATCCGTCAACTCTGCATTCGCCCGTCCCAGCGCCACTTCGGCGTCATTGAGTTTGTTTTTCAAGTCGGCAACTTCTCGCTTCGATGCCTGCCACGCTCTCCAATACTGCTGCCCCTGATCGTTCAAATACTGAGCCGTGTTTTTGGCTGAATCTAAGTCCGCTTTCAGGTTTGCGATCGCGTTCTCTCGGGTGATGGCTTCTCCGTTCATCTGGTTGAGCTTTTCCGTCAGCGTGCCGATCTCTCCGCGCAGCTTTTCATTTTCCTCGGCCAGTTTTACGCCGTCCTTAAAATGTGCCGCCGCCTCGGCTTCCGCCGCTTCCTGCCTTTCGGCGGCCTCCTCCACCATCTTCGCCATTTGGTCTTTGGTGTACTTCTTCACATTGATGTTCATAATTCTGCTCCTTTCATCCGTAGCTGTTCTTCTCGTCCTCTGTCGCTCACGATGCTCACGACCTTACAGTCTCCATAGCGCTCAATGTCCATTGTGATGCGCTCCTTGATGCCCTGCGCGTCAGCGGCGGGGGACGTTGGCTTTAATCGTGATCGTCAGCATGGAGTGCCTCCATCTCAATCTCAAGCGAACGTTCGCGCAAGTCTCCAAACCCATACTCGTCTTGCCATCCTAACTCAGAAGACGCTTTCTGACAGCTCTCGCACAGATAGCACGTCCACGGCGTCCCATCGAAAACGCAACTGCGCTCCATTATAGCCCCTTGCTCGAATTTGCGCCCGCAACCGAAGCACACATGAGCCGCCCGCGTTTTAACAACCTTTCGCCCAACAACGTCCATGCGTTATCCCTCCTTCGGCTCGCCGTAGCTGCAAAAATCGTTCTCACCAACATTGCGCCTGTTGCATGGCGAATGTCTGTTGTGACACGTCAGCGTCCCCGGCTTCCCGTATCGCTGGGTAAGCTCGGACGGCAATGTGCTGTGCTTGCAGTCCTTGCACCGCGTCACGACCACGGCGTCTACAATAGGGATGGCCCTAATATCTGCTGCTGTAGCGTAAAGCTCCCAATTTTCATCTGGTCGCCAATGAATAGCATCCCTGTCAATCAGTCGCATCGCTGTCACCTCCGTCCATCTTCGCGTAGTTCTCCACAAAGTTACAAACTCTGGCAGCGCAGGAGAGGCACAGTTGTTTCTCTGCAGAAAATGGTGTCTTAAAATTTACAACGCCGTAGTGATTGAAATCCAGATTCACGCCGTCAACCTCGTAGTCAATCTCGCGCCCACACATATCACAGAACACTTTAACCATCAACTATTTCCTCCGTCCATCTTCGCGCCGCAATGCGGGCAAAAATCCGACTTCGCAGCATTGTCAATTTCGCAAAAGGTTTTAATTCAGCCATCTTTCATCACCTCCACATAGCACCAGCTCTGCGGCGCGCGCTTATCGCAATCGCAACATTCTCCGCCCCCGAAGACGCTTGGCTCGCGTCTGCAAAGCCTTTCCGCCCAAAACTCAACAAGCACTTCGGCGCGTCGTAGATGCGCAAATCGGTAATGTGCCAGCCGTAGCCCGTTTGCGCGTGCAGATAGTCGTGCATGTCTTTGAGGGTAAGGCAGGACTGTTGAGCTACTTCGCACGCCGTCAGCCAGTCTTCACCCTTGACGTAGTAGCTGCCGCCGCGCGCTTTGGTCTCAAGCTCGTAAATACGGTCGCAGGTAAATTCGCCGATAATCTTGCCCTTGCGGTCTGCCCACTTGCCGCGGTTCCACTTGGCAACATCACCCCCGAGGTCAACTCGAAAAAACTCGTTACAGCCTTGCAGCGTGCAGTAGATGTAGCATTTGAACGGCGTGTCCAGCTTCGGTCTGGTTTTTCGCACCTCAATCGTCTTTTCACCGTTGGCAATCTTCTCCGCCCACTTGGGGCGGATGCTCAGCATAACAGCCTTACTCATTTTTTCATCGCCTCCAATGCTTTCTCCGCCTCCTCGCGGGTGAGGAACCGGAATGAATGTCCGCCGGTTGTTTTTCGATTCCCTTTGCAAACGGCAGAGACTTTTGTATCGTGTACCCCTACGCTTTTAGCTGCTTCTTTCACGCTATGGAAGATTGCCCCATCATCTCGAATTACAGGATTTTCCCCTTTTTCAAGCACCACCAGCCGCCCGTCCTTGTCGGCCTCGGCCAGTTCGCGCAGGCGGGTATAGCTGCAAAGGCTTTCCAAATCAGCAAGACGCATCAGCTTCAGTGCGATCTCGTCCGCCTTATCTTTCGGCAGAACTTCCTCCGGCGCACACCCTCTGTCCTCGTAGGCTTTCAGCCGCTCCCACACTTTACGCTGGGAGCACGCGCCGTTATACGGGCACGGAAGCTCTCGGCATTGCGCGATGTCGCAGAAGTTCCCCTCAAATGTCAGTCGTTCCATCACTCGACCTCCTGACCCCAAAATTCGCGGTGGCAGTCAGAGCACACCCGATTTGCACAATTCCCGTATCTGATCCTGCAATCAGCAGAAATGCGTTTTGGGCATACCATCAAGTACCCATATTGGTCAATTTCCGTCTCCGGCCACTGCTCTAGAAACACGCTCTGCCGCGTCTTGCGCGGGTGCTCCTTCGACCACTGCTCAACGGCAGTGACTTCGTTCTCTAACTCCCTATCCGTGTCCCCGACAATAACGCAACATCCAGTATCGCCAAGAGGGCATTTGACGCACATTGCGTCGAAAGAAGCGCACATTCTTCGCTCTTCCTTCAAAAATTCCAGTGCTTCCATAATTACCTCCCTAAAATTTAAAGCTCTCTCTGAGCCTCTTCCCGTTGATATCCGCCTCCGCCGTAAAGTAGCGGTGCGCCTCGTTGATGTAGACGATTCTGCCGTGTACGGTTCTCAATTTCTCAAAGCTACCCAGTCCGCTCGCGCCCTCGAAGGCTGCGGGTGTCCAGCTGTATGTGTCTCCGATGTTCATGCGTCTTCCCTAATGTCTCCGCCCCATTGCTCCGCCATAGCTTTGGCGATGCCGGGGAAGGTCTTTGCGCGGTTTTTTGCTCTATCGGTCGTAAACATACCCCTATGCTGTTCACCGTGCCGATGGCTGTATGACCCGCTGGGACACCATGTAGCCGCAGGCTTAACCGGTTCAACCGCTTCGAGCTTTGGCACGTTCTTCAACCATAGGCAGGTTTTCTTGCTGTACGGATGATCTTTACCGTAAAAATCAAATGGCTGAATCGCCTGCGTATATGGCGGCAGTTCGTAGACTTTCGACGGGATGGGATTCTCAACAACGATATGCTCACAATCGGCATTCAAAAATTCCATAAAGAACGCCTTTGCTTCAAGTCCTTTTGCATACCGTTCTTCGTTAAGCCGATGTCCTTTCCACAGGTGCCGCGCGCCTGCGTTGCTCAAATACGTGCAGGGCGGGTGACAAATCAGCAAATCCCATTGCCCGTCAACGCGGTGCTCAACACCGTCAACCGTCTTAAACGTGCAATCGCCATTGATAAGCGGTAACACGTCCTGCTGGATATGCCACTCGGGATGCCCGCCCGAACACGGCTCAATATCGCAGCTGTACGCCTCCCAGCCCTTCGCGCGAAACGCAATGCATACGCGCTGGCTTTCCTCACAGCAGGCTAAAAGTTTCGGGATTTTATCGCTCATCTTCTTCCCTCGCATTCCCCGAACAGCTCCCGAAACGTCATCCCCGTCAAATCTTCCAGCGCCAGCAGCAGCCGCACCGTTTTATCGCGGTCGCCGCGTGCCCACGCTGACACCGTAAACTGCGACGCGCAGAGGGATTGCGCCAGTTCTGTCTGGTTATAGTTCGTCTTTTCCAGTGCCTCCTTGAGCACTGGATAGGTGCAGAACTCAAACGGCGTTTTCGGTCTCACGATCTTGCTCATGCGCGCACCTCCCCGTAGATCAGTGCGTCAAGCGACACGCCCAGCGCTTCGGCGATGTACAGGTACGTCGGCATTTTCGCATACCACAGGCCGGTTTCAAGGTTATGTATCGTGGTCAGCCCGACGCCCGCCTTGTCTGCAAGCTGCTGCAAGGTCATCCCGCGCAGCTTACGCCATGCCAAAATCCGCTTGCCGATTTCCTGCTCGGTCGGAACGCCATTTGGCTCGCCTCCCTCAAGCAGCAATGCACTGACCGGCACGCCAAACGCCTCTGCCATCCTGCCGATAGATTCCAGTTTTGGATATCCTTTCCCTGATTCCCACCATGCGACAGTGGATTGTGTCGTCCCGACGTCCGCGCCGAAATCAAGCTGAGACAACCCTTTCTTCTTTCGCAAATTGCGGATGCGATGGCCTAATTCCATTTCTGTGATCATCTTTTCTTGCTCCCTTTATTTTCTCAGCTTTTGGCCACGCCGCGTTTTGAACTGGCGCGCGCCTAAGTAATCGTCTTTCTCCTGCGCTTCTCGCTGCTCTTCCTCCCGTGCGGCTCGGTGTTTTGCGATATCCGCCGCGTAGTACGGGCAATGGTCTTGACAGCCGGGATACCGCGTCGGCGGCAGGCAATGCAGGCAATGCTCAAAGCTCATCGGTAAACTCCCTTGCGCTTCGCGATTTGGTCAGCGTTACTATCGTGACTGGCGTCTCATTCGTGTATCTTTTCCTCGCCGCAATATTCCATATCGCCGCGTCATCCGGGTAAGCGTACCCGTTGAGCGCATCCATGACGGATTTGACGATGTTGTCGAGGTCCCCGCGCTTTGTGTACGGTTTAGCAACCATTTCCTCGCTTCGTTTCTTCGGCGTCCCCTTCGGAATCGGGAAATACGCTACAACATCGAGTTCCAGCGCATCGCCCTCGGCAAACGGCATCATGTGCTCCCGTTCCCATGCCGCACGTATGGCAGCCTCGTATTCCTGTGTGCTCTTCGGCGTGTAAGTACCATGCCGCGTGACGCGGGGCCTACCCTTCGGGACGGGCCTGCCGTCAACGAAAAAATGCACGCTTTCGGCCTGCCGCCGTTCCCTGCTCATCGTCTTGCGCACCTGCTTCTGCGCTTTAGGGCCGAGCCGTGCAAGGTCAACTGACGTCAGTGCCATCGTCGGCCTCCCTGATTCGCACTGGCAGGACCATTTTGACGTCCTCGTGGTTGGTCTTGATTGTAATGGGCCCAAGTGTCCCACGAAATTCCAGAATAGCAGGCTGCTTGAAGGCGCCGCCGACGCTGGCCTTTGCCGCCTGCAACGCCGAGAGAAGATACTCGGCATTCACGCCGATACGGAATGTCGGCTCATTGGGCAGGACTTTTTCCCAATCCAGAAACTCTCCAACCGGCTGAACAAAACCGAAGATGCAGCCGAGACATTCGATCTCAACCACGCTTTCCGCCTTGTCCCGTTCTTTCAGCTCCAAGCGCATGGAATTACCGCGCGGCAGGCGGATACTCGGCTTGATGTAGCAATCGAAATCCTCTTCGACCTCGAAGCAAGTCGCGTGCTCCACGAAGAGCCGAAAGCCGTCTGTGGCGATAGCCGTAACTGCTTTGTTCTTCTTGCGAAATTCCAGCCGGATATTCTTGTACATCGGCCGGCTCACGCTTGTTGATACCGCGCCCTTTACGGCGGCGATGATCGTGTTGAACGCGTTGGTGTCCATGATAGCCAGTCTCATTTCTCTTCCTCCTTTGCGCCATTGTGGTCGCGCGGGTCATCCCGCAGACCGACACCGATGATATAGTTTTCGCCATCCCTTCTGGCATGCACTTCGTACTTGCGATAGGTTTCCCGTGCGTCGAACTTCGGCAGCATCAGGCGTTTGCCGATGACCGCCCCCGTGTCGGGGTCTACTGCGTCCTCACCGTAGGCAATCGCCACCTGCGCAAGCAGCGCGTCGGTTGCAATGCTGATCTCGGCAACGCCGCTGGCGCGCTTGGAAAGCTGCGCGTTCAGCTTCATTAGGTCGCCGCAGCGCTTTTCGTAGCGGCCAATCTCGTGTTTGAGCTTCTTGATCTTGTCTCTGTTTCTTTCGCTCATCGGTTATCCGTCCTTTCGTAGTGTAGCGTCAGCGCCCGGGCGATCGGGCAGCGCCGCCATTCTTCGTTGGCGCAGTAGCGCCGCGTATATTCGTCCAGTTCTTCTTTTGGAAGCTTGACTTGCGCACCCTCGCAGTTGAGATAGTCGCGGTAGTCCCGCGAGTAAAACGGGCACTTGAAAATGCCCCCGCGATACCCGCTCACGGCGCACCGCCTGCCAACACCGATTTGACGTGCCTCATGCGCCGATTTGCCTTGTCGCGTCTCATGCTATCGCCCTTGAATACCAGCGGCGTGCACATCTCGAGGATGCGGTCATAGATGCGCTGATAGGTCATGTCTTTCGGCCTGCACAGCTCGTCAAGCGTCAGGTTTGTGGTGACGATCAGCGGCTTTTTGGCCTTATATCGTTCGTCAATGACCGTGTAAACCGTCTCCATTGCGTACTCACTGCTGCGCTCTGCGCCGAGATCGTCAATCACCATCAGCGGGTAATAGTGCACCTGCTTGATGATCTCCTGCTTGTCGTATCCAGCGTTGAGGATGCGTGGGAAGCTCGTAATCATCGCCGGGATTCCGCGATCAATCAGCTCGTTGGCGATGCACGCCGCTGCGAAGGTCTTCCCGTTTCCGGTGTTCCCCCACAGCAGAAGCCCATTGTTCTCGCGCCTCATGTCATCCCATGCGTCCGCATAGCGCTTGCACTTGACGATTTCCTCGCTCATCGTTGCCTTGTCGAACCGGCACGCCGTCAGGCTCTTGTCGCGGATTCCGTCAGCACGCAGCGTTTCGATGCGCAGTCGCTTCTCGCGGTCAGCTCGTGCTTTCTTTTCTGCCTCGTACTCTCGCGCCGCGCAAGCGCACTGGCAGCCGACAAGGCGGACGCTCCCGCCGATGGGGATCCGGCACTGCTTCGGCGTGTTGCAATGGCCGCAGTACAGCAGCCCGTCTTTCTCGTAGTCGACCAGATCGCGCACAGGCTCAGCCTTTTTCGCGATGCTGTCGATCAATGCGTCAACGTTCATAGGCTTCCCTCCGTGTTGCCGTAGTCGTAGACAAACGGCTTATTTTGCGGCGCTTTGCCGCCCTTGTCCTGCTCTCTGGCAAGCCAAGCGGTGATGAAACGCTTAATCCCTCCGCGTGTCTTTCGCTTGGTAGGGTTTGAATCGCACCAACCTACCATGTTTCTGAGCTGTTGTACGACGTCAACGTTCGGATAGAGCTGCGACCATTTGGCCCTGTCATTCTCCGAAACGTCGAAAAAAGTCCCGTCATTCAGCGGCAAAGAAATCACCGGCGGCGCGCCAGCCGCTTGCGGCTCAGCGCAATAATCTTTCGGATTGGATTCTGGATTCGGATTCGGATTCGGATTCGGATTGGATTCAGGCGGTGATTCACCGTGACCCACCGTGACCCACCGTGAAATATCAGAATCCGACGGGGCGGGGTATTTCGATTTCTTCGTTTGTATCCTTTGATGCTCGCTCCAATTCGGAAAGCAAAAATAGGGTTCCCCTGCAACCTCATAGAGGAGAATGCTACCAGTGCGTTCCAGAGCTGCCAGCGCCTTTTGGATATCCTGCTCCCGTACTTCCTTTCGGCGCGGGAACACAAACCCTTTCAAAATCTCCGGGTCCGCGCTGCCCCGCCCGTAATCATCGACGTATGTAACCAGATACGCCCATGTGCGAAATTCAAAATCCGAAAGACTGTTGATCTTTTTGCTGGTGCGAATCGTTTCTTTAATCAGTCTATTCGGCATTTGCTCACCGCCTTAAAACGGCAGCTCGCCGTCATCCTCGCCGACCTCCGTAAAGCCGTCTGCGGCGCTCTCTGCGGCGTTTCTGCTCTGGGCGGTTTCGTTACCATCCGAGCGCCTGTTGTCCGCGAAATACACGCTGTCAGCCTGCACCTCGTAGCTCCTGCGCTTGTTGCCGTTCTTGTCCGTCCAGTCGCGCATCTGCAAGCGCCCCTCGACGCCGATCATGCGACCCTTATCGGCGTAGTTGCAGAGCACTTCTGCCGTGCCGCGCCATGCGACAACGTCGATCCAGTCTGTGCCGCCCTCCTTGCCGTTGCGGTCAACGGCAAGAGGGAACGACACAACGGATACTCCGCTGTTCGTCTTTTTCAGCTCCAAGTCACGCCCGATGCGTCCCATCAGGCACACGCGATTCATGCTCACTGTGCGTCACCGTCGCTTTCGATGACCTCGCCGGTCGCCTCGTCCACGGTGTAGTTTTCGGCCTCGATGGTTTCCTCTGCCTGCGCATCTGCGGCGATCACGTCGGCAAGCTGTTTGCCCGCGTCGCGCGTCTGGTAATCGATGGACATAACGCCCCACTTGCCAATCAGGATACGGTAGACAGTCTTGCGTGCCATAGCGTCCCAATCATCGCGCCAGCCCTTACCCTGATATTCACCTTTACGGAATTTCTTTTCATGTGCGGTGATGGCCTTGACGCTCATGTATACGGTCTTTTCCGCGCCGTTGATAAGACGGTAATAACCGACGTATCCGATGATAGGAAGCGCCTCGCGCGCGTCCTCGTCCTCCACGAAATCAATGTCAACCTCTTCGGTCAGACGGTTATAACTCTTCAATTCGCCCTCACGCACGTCCACGACGTTGATGGTCTTGTATGCACCCGTGCGAAGTGCGAGCTGGTGCATACCTTTCCAGCCGAGAATGAATGTCGCTTCCATCTTTTTTGCGCCAATATCCTTCTTGTAGTTCTTGAATGGCACAATGTAGGCATAGCCCAAACTCGGGTCGATGGGGAGATCAAACATCGCCGCTTTCAGCGAGGATTGAATGACCGTCATCGGGGATTCGTAAAAAGCCTGCTGCAAATTCTTGTCTGCATTGACCATCGAAATGATGGACGAAATAAACTGTGGCGCGCGCTTGCCAAGCAGCTCGTCAAAGCGCTTGCGCATGCCGTCGCGGTCAAGCAGATCGTTCACCAACGCCGTGACGGATGCCTGTTTCTGCTGCGGCGCTTTCTGCGCGCCCTGCGCGTTCTGAATCAATCCTTCCTTCATCTTTCCTTGTCCTCCTTCACCGCAAATTTGCGGAAATTTGTCGTTTTGTAGTAGCCGCTCAAGTCCATGCCCGGGTGATCCTTGGCAAACGCCCTCGCATCGAACGTCTGGCGGCTCTGCCCTTTCCAGTCGACCGTGTAGCGCCCGCAGAACCCCGTCTCGTTGTCGCCGAGGTCGGTCATCAGCTGCTGCTTGATGGCGTCCGCGTCCTTCTCAATGGCTTCCTTCCGGCTCATCAGGTATTGGTACTGCTCGATCAGGCTCTCGCGCCCGAACAGCTCCACTTCGCCGCCGCCGCCCTCGTAGATGCTCGTGATCGTCTCCGTCGTGCTCTCCATACCGTCCATCGGCGGCGGGCTGTCGGATTCCACGTAGTCGTGCCAGAAGTCCTCCGCGCACCGTTTGACCGCCTCGATCTCTTCTGGGCTGACATACACGCTACTTTCGCACCATCCGGGAACATAGTCATCAGGAACGGTCGTGATCTGGTAGCAGTAAAAGCCCTTGCCGAGCACCAATGCCGCCAAGAACCAGCGTTCCCACCCCGTCACGGCGAGATATGTCACGCACTGCGCGTAATAGCTCTCGGGGAATTCGCCAACTGCATAGCGCTTCATGTTCAGCGCATTCGCGGTCTTGCATTCAAGGCCCGCGTGCCAACCGGCCGGTAACACCATACGGTCAATGTTCGCATGTAGGCACGGAGCCTCATCGTTACGCAGGATGTAGTTCACCTTGCGGACACGCAACCCTGTTTTTATCTCGAATCGAGTTGCGACGTAGCCCTCGAGGTCTCTCCCGATTCGCATCGCCTCGTTTTCCGGCTCTTCGCCGATCCTGCCGGTCTTCTCCGCCCACACCGTATAGGGCGAGCGGTATTTGTTCAGCCCCAGCACCGCGCCCATGTCGCTGCCGCCGAGGCTCTTCTTGCGCTCTTTAAGCCACTCCTCGCGGCTCATGCCGAGCGTCGATATCTTCTGCATCTTCATCTTTTGTTACCTCGATGTCTTCCGCCCCGCAGAAGGGGCAGCATAGTATCGTTTGCGTCTCCACGCCGCGCTCACTGTCAAGGTTCTCGCGCCTGCGCAAGACGTCGGGCTCGTCAAAGGTCAGCCCGCACCATCCGCAGCGGTACATCACATCATCGCCGAGACCGCGATGAGCACCGCCGCCAGCAGCAGGCAGATACCGGCAAAAAGCATCGCCTCGTCGGCCTTGCGCTGCTCTCTCGTGCGCTTGTCGTGCCATCTCATCGTCTGCACCCCCTGTCGATATATGGCAGCAAATCGTACAGCACCTTGCACACCGAGCAAGCGCCGATGACGGCAAGGCTCGTCGTAAAGTCGCAGCCGTTGAGCGCGATCACCGCAGCGGCGATACCGCCGAAAAACAATGTGTCGATCATGCCTCCACCTCATATCCAAGAAATTTCAGGAACGAAAGCCGCGGGATGACCGTGATCGTTCCGATGCGGCTGACCGGAAATCCGAGCTGTTCGGGGTGGTCTTTCGCCGCAATGCTGATCGAATAGGGCTTCCGCCCGAGTACCGGCGCGATATCAGCCGGTGTCAGCACCGGCTTGTCCGATGCAAGCATTTCTTCCACCGTCATTTGCGTTCCTCCTTACTCCTTCGGGATCAGCCGCGTCACCGGCACATTCAGGTGCTTCGCAATGCGCATCACCGTGTAAAGGCTCGGGAGTCGCCCTTCTTTCCACGCCGTCACATTGCTTTTGCTCATTCCGAGCGCCACGCATACGGCGCTCGGCGTCGTGTGCTTCTTCTTGCACACTTCTTTCAGCAGTTCGTAAAACAAGTCGTTCCCTCCATTCAAATAGTTTGAATTAGAGAACCTTTTGTGATAGAATAAAGCTGCACGTGCGGAAAGGGGTGATGCCCATGCAGGCCACTTCGGCTATCGCAGGCTTCATGCCTAATTCCCTGTGTTCCCGGTAACTGAACGGACAGCGGTGCGGTCAGCGCACCCGTTTCTCATACGAAGCCGTTCAACCGCGCCGAGGGGTGCTCGCCTGCACCCGCAACGCGGCGGAAACAAAGTGTGACGAGATACGGCGGGCGACCCGCCGCATTCTCAACCGCGCGTTTGCCTCACCCTATCACAAAAGGCTCTTGACAGTTCGCGGGAAAGTACTTATAATGTGAGTACCACCAAACAGAATAAGATACTTTTCTGCGCACCTCATGTTTCATAGTATAGTCCGGTTTGGCGTACTTTGCAAGTGCTTTTGACGCAAAAAAGTACTTTTGTCGTTGTGCCCAAAAAGGAGAGACTTTTATGAGTACTTTATACGAAAATATCCGTAACCTGTGCTCAGAGGGAAACATCAAACCGGGTAGAATGTGCGTCGACCTCGGCTTGAGCAAAAGCCTAATGACAGACTTAAAGGCCGGTCGAAAGAAAACTATTCGTGCCGACACCGCCCAAAAGATCGCGGACTACTTCGGCGTGACTGTCGACCGTGTGCTCGGCGCAGAAAAAGAGGCCGCCGCCCCGAAGGACGTCGGCCTAAACTATACTGATTCTGAATTGTTGCAGGCATACCACGTTGCGGACGCCCGTACAAAAGAGGCGATCCGCACGCTGCTTGGGATCAAGGGGGAGTAAGTATGTCTGAATTTGACGTTCTAAAAGCCCTCTCCGATAGTGGCGGCGAAATGGAATGGTCGGCGCTGATGAATACTGACAAATCCGTGCAGGAGACATCCGGCGTATTGCAGATGCTCTTGCATAACGGCTATATCGCAGGGCCGCTATCCGCACATTCTTCTGTCAAAATCACGTCAACCGGGCGCGCTCGCTATTTGCAGTTAGTTCGAGACCTTCAAGAGAAACATGATGGCCAAGAATATATCCGAAGCATAAACAAAAAGATGTATAAGCAGGGACGTTATAACGCGGTAATCGCTACAATATCGGCAATTCTCACACTTGCCACACTCTTGGTCGCCATCGCCACCTTCTGTAAAAGCGCGTAGATTGGCAATAGACCACTCAACGCAAATCCAAAGATTCCCCGCAAGGACTAATGCGCAAAACAAAACTGCTGCGTTCATCTTTTAACTCCTTTCAGCAGTTCAATGACTGCTCTCCGTTTTTCTTCATCTTGAATGGCCTCAAGGAATGCGCGGTCTTCTGCAGTGATATTATCGGCGTTGGCTTTTGCGTCTTGATATAAATGTTGCATCTATGTATCCTCCGTTCAAGTTGTTTCGCCTATTATCTCTCATTGAAGGTAGATTCTCATGGGGATGTATAACGACCCGCAGTATTTTGAAAAGCGCGCGCGATACCATCGCCGCGTAATAAAGAAGATCGTAGACCTGTTTCTTTCGGTTTCCCGTGTAAAATAAGGAAGTGATGTTATGCAGTTTAATGTGGCATCTGCATTGGGTTCTCTCGCGTTGACTGCTTCCGTATATGGCGCAGGGCCTCTTCTCTTGCGGTTGCGAAAAGGCCCCATTTCATCAAAAGCTCTAAAATGGCTGCACATTGGGTACACAGCTATTTTGGCATTTGCATTTTCCATCTATGATTTTTCTAATGGGTACGACATCAGTTTTTCCCCTGCTCTTCTTTGGGGCAGCATTTTCTATTGGTGGAATCGAAGCTATTTTGAAAAGTACAACTATCCGCCGGTTCAACCAGCCAACCCCGCGCAGGCAGCTCCGGCTTCGCCTGATCCCGTCCTGTCAGGGCCGGAGCTGCCTGCCGTCATCCCTGAAAAGCCGGTTAAAAAGGCCGCGCCGCGAGCGTTGGTGATTGGCCTTGTTGTCGCTCTTGCGCTAAGCCTCGCTGGGAATGTTTGGCAGGGAATTTCATGGGCAAACAATTCTGCGGAATCTGCCGAAAAAATCCGCGTGCTCAATAACAAACTTACTCAAAAAGAAGAAGCTATTAAAGAATACAGAACAAAAGTCGGAGACTTGAATACCGAGCTTGCCCGCGTCAAGGCTCAGAAAGAGGGCCTATATGACCATCTGGACGCAGCTCTTTTCTTGTATAACAACATTGGATTTATCGTCAACGGGTCATCGTACTATCACAATTACGAATGCCCGGTGTTTCAAGCAGCAAGCGAATATTGGGCTCACAATATCGAATACTGCCAATCTATCGGATATCGTGCTTGCCCGGTGTGCTGGGATTAAGTTTTGTAAAAGCCCTCGCCGCCTCTGCAACACCGGCGAGGGCTTTTCAGCAGCAGCGGGGAGCGGTCGCCGCTGCTTGCTTTGACCTTATCGCGCTTTACCTTACCACTTCAATACCAAGACCTTGCAACACGACGGCATTCGACCGCGTTCGACAGGCCCACTTTTGGCACCCCAAAAGTACGAAAACCGGAAAAGTTAAGGTGATGTAAATGAACATTCAAGAGCTGTGCAGAATCCGTAAAGAAGAACTGAAACTGACCTATCAGGACATTTCCGACGCTTCCGGCGTGCCGCTGTCCACCGTCCAGAACTTCTTTTCCAAAATGTCGAAAGCCCCATCCATTTATACCGTCGCGCCGATCTGCAAGGTGCTCGGTATATCCCTTGATGAAGTGTTCGGAATTTCCGAACACTTGACGCCGACCGAGGAAACCTTGCAAGCGCGGAACGATGAACTGGAACGCCACGTGGACGCAAAAGCAGACACCATTGAGATCATGCGGCGCGGTGTCCGTATCCGAAACGGCGTAATTTTAATTCTGTTTATTATGGTGGTGTTGCTGGCTGTATGGTGCTTGTATATCGATCTGCATTGCGCCGATTACGGATTTTGGAGGGGCTGACATGGCGAATTGCATCAAATGTAAAGCAGCGCTGCCGGATGGCGCGCTGTTTTGTCCTATGTGCGGCAAAAAGCAAGCATCTGTCGACCGAAAAGCCACAAAGCGCGGCAACGGGACAGGGACGGTCTATAAGCGCGGCTCTTCATGGGTAGCCGAAATCACCAAAGGCTACCGCGAAGAAGACGGCAAGCTGACCCGCGTGAAAGCGAAAAAATGCGGCTTCCGCACAAAACGAGAAGCCTTAGAATATATCCCCATGCTGCGGACGCAAAAGCCCCGCGAAAAGGACATCACTTGGCGCAAGGCATATGAGCTTTGGTTCCCAACGCATCGCGCCGACAAGTCCACGCTGAATTGCTACGCCGCTGCCGAAAAGTATTTTGCACCGATCGAATTTATGAAACTGGCCGCGGTCGAGATTGATGACATCCAAGAATGCATTGATGACTGCCCGCGCGCCAAACAGACGAAAAAGAATATGCGCACCGTGTGCAGCCTGATCTACAAGTATGCCGTTCCGCGCGGATACGCCCCTATGAGTATGGCCCCGTATCTCACCGTCACCGGTGAAAACGCCGCGCCGCGCGCGAGCTTTGATGCCGACCAGATCGAGAAGATAAAAGAGGCGTGCGGCGTGATTCCATACGCCGATTACATTTACTGTATGTGCTATCTCGGCTTCCGCCCTACAGAATTTCTCGGCCTGTCGATTGATAACTACGACAAGAAAGAAAAGGTGCTTCGCGCTGGTATCAAGACCGAAGCAGGCAAGAATAGAACCGTCACGATCTCGCCAAAGATTCAGCCCATCATAGACCGGTTGTCGAAAGATAAGATATCCGGCGCGCTGTTCTGCAACGAAGAAGGAAAAGCGTTCAGGTATGACTATTTCCGCGACGAGGTTTTCTATCCCACATTAAAGGCAATCGGCATTGACAATCCAATCGAAAACAAGCGGCACAAGTATTCCCCCCATACATGCCGTCATACGTTCGCGACGCTGATGAAAAACATTCAGGCGTCGGACAAGGACAAGCTCGAGCTGATCGGTCACGCAAGCCCCGAAATGCTGCGGTATTATCAGGATGTCAACCTCACCGACCTTCGAAAAATCACCGATGCAATATAATTATTCTGTTACCCCCTCGTTACCCCCATCGAACGATTTCCCGTTGATATTCCGTCGTTTTTCGGTGACTGGGGGTCAAGAGGCCGTGAGTTCAAGTCTCGCCACTCGGACCAGCTAAAA